ATCAGACCGTTGATCTGAATCTTTGCGCTGTTCAAATTGCCGGTGAGCGGCGTCGTGGCGCTATCGCTGTAGGTGACCGTAGTGCCCGCCAGGTCGCCTTGGCGCTCCAAACGGATGTACAGACCGCCGTAGTTCGTCAAGGGCGCTGAGGGCACCCACTGCGTCCTGGTGACACTCTCCACGCACCACCCGGTGCGCTCTTCTAGTTCGCGTACGGCGGCAGACCATGCAATGCCGATGGCCGGATCGTCCTCGGTGTGCGGGATCCGGGCCCAACTTCTGAACTTAGAAATATCTAGAGCCATTGTTCCTCGCTGAGGGGGGGTGGGGCCGAAGCCCCACCCACCCAAAGGATGAGAGGATCAGAAGTTACGGATTCGTAACGCGGAACTGCACAGCGGCACCGCCGCGGGTGATGTTCGCATTTGCGAACGCCATCGCGGTGTACTTAATCTGACCAGTTGCAGCGGCAGAAACTTCGTCGCGGATCATCGAGATCCCGCCCCACTCACGGATGGAGTACGAGTCACGAATGTTTCCAAGAACGAATCCGCAAACCTTAGCGGATGCAGTTTGCACCAGTGTCGGAACATATTCGGTCACGTAAACTGGGAGACCTAGCAAGGTCAGTCCCATTCCTTCGGTGATGCCCTTGTCTGCGCTTGGGACAAACAGCGGGACTGAATTCACGGTGAGCGCACCGACAGTTGCGTAGACGTCTTGCGGGAAGATCCAAGCAGATCCCGAAGTCCAGTACGACGCTGGCAGAGTTGAGTAGCGCATCGTGTTGATGGCCTTCAGGAACTTGGTGGTATCAGCGGCACAAGCAGTCACCTGCTGTGCGCGTGTTGTTGCACCAGTTGAACCTGCTGGCGTCGACTCACTTGCGTACGTTCCAATGGAGGTCGAAGCGGTATCAAAGATGCCCGTAGGCATGTTGGTGCCGGTACCTCCAATGTAAGCAAATTCAAGTTGGTGACTCAGGGCACGCTGGAGCGTGTCCATCACCTCGGATTCGACGTCAAAATTCGCCATTTTTGCGAGGGTCTGCGTGATTTGCGTATACGGTGAGCAGAGTTGCGGAGCCAAGGCAACTTCAGTCCAGGCGCCATCGGTAGCAACTGCACTGCCGCCTTCTGCGATCCAGCCACCAGTGGCAGTGGATGTTCCCTTGCCATTGGTTGCCAAGGTGTTGTAACGGAGCACTGGGTAGCCACTCACGCCGCCCTTAAAGTCTGCAAGGCCGCGCATGATGCTGTTGGCGTCCAGGTACTTGAGGATCTGATCTTCGTAGACCTTAGGAATGAGCACGCTGCTCGATGCGGTCGAAGTTAGCGCACGCGTTTCAGGAGCACGGCCACCGCGCATGTAACCGATCCACTGGTCGAGGTAACGCTTTTCGCTGCGCTCATCGAGGCCTTGCTCGTTGTCGCGCTTGACAAGGTTCTCGATGGCGGACGACGAAGCGAAGCGCTCACGGATCTGTGCTGCGCGAATCTCTGCATCGAGCTTACCGAGTTCGTTGGCAACTTCGTGGCCGCGGGCTTCAACTTCAACGGTCATTGAATCTTGTGCGAGAATGGAATCACGCTCAGCAGTGAGCGCCTTACGGGTCTCAAACATTTCGGACAGTTTCATGATGGCATCCTTAGACGCAGACGTAGACGGGCGATGCCCGATTGGAGGGTTCTTGCTTCGGCGCTCGTCTGCGGATAAGCGCCGTTTTCAACGATGGAAACTTCACGCAGCGCAACCTGCGAGAGTGTGCGAGTGTTGCCGACCCAACTGTCGGCAATGACCTGAAATCCAAAAGACATCTCCGACAACACGCCAGCGTCAACCAACGATCGCACATCCTGTGCCCGTTGATTGTTTGGTGGCAACGTCACCTCGAATGCAAGGCCGTGTGCGTCACTGCGCAGTTGCAACAGTCCGCTCTTAGTGTTGGCGAGTAAATCACGTGCATCGTGACCAACAAGTAATGAAATGTTGTTACCGAGCGACGAATCAAACGCACCTCGGGCCACACGTTCGGTGAATGGCTTGCCGCCATTGATGCCGCGAATGGTCAGCGGGTGGCTCGGAGCGTCATAGACCGAGGCGTATCCGCCGATCTTGTCGCCATTCATGGCCAGTTTTGCCGTGCGAATCTCAAGCATTTTCGTCCCCCATGTTTCCTTCTGCTGCGTTGTCGCCTTGCATGGCGCTCATTCCGCCTGGCATGGAGACCGTTGGAACGTCTAAACCGTCAATGGGAGGCAGGCCCATACGGTGCCGCGCATCGTTTGGAGACAGGATCCCGGCGAGCACCAGTTTGGACAGAGCCATTCCGGCATCCCGCATGTTTCCGCGAAGCAGGATGTCCACGTCGAGACGTGCATGTTCGCCGGGCCCGCAAAGTTTGCGCGTGATCTCCGACTCCCACGCGCTCACCCATTGGGCGAGTGCGCCATCAACGTAGGCGCGTGCTGTCTCTGATTGCGATGCAAGAGCGCCACCGCCCTGCTGGTAAAGCATTTCCGGAGGCACGCCGAATGCGCGAGCAACCTCCTGAATAGAGAAGCGGCGCGACTCGAGGACGTTGGACGTGCTCTCGCTGATCTTTTCAGCCTTCATTCCCTCTCGGAGAATGAGTGGGCGCGATGCGCCATCGGGCGTCGCGTGCATGGTCTGCCAGGCGTCGCGGATGGCTTGCACCGTCTGATCGGACATCGCGCCAGGATGGGAAATCGAAATTTTTCCACCGCTTTTGATCAAAGCGGAGTGAGCAGCATCCTGATCTGCAGCAAGATTCATTGCAGCACGTGACGCATCAAGCGGCCCGATGTACCACGCTGGGTTGCCTGGATCCGGATAGCACCCCAGGTGAAGCACTTGCTCAGCCATGAGGTACGTTGATCCGACTTTGTAGCGGACGCCTTCCTCGGTCAATTCGCTGTAAATCGAGCCCGTTGGCATCGGTTGGAGTTCCGCGATCATGCCGGAGTTGTCCCGGCGGATCAGCGCCATCCCGTTTCCGTCCGTAAGCGCACAAGTAGTGACGTAGCGGCGAAACTCAAAGCCTGACTGCCAGCGCGAAGCATCGCGTGTCATCAGTTGCGTGATCGGAGAGTCGACTAACTGACCATCGCTATCAACGATGTGAAACGGGAGACGCGCAATGTCTGCCGCTATGAGTTGCGTCGCTCTCACGACCGCAGGCAGGGATGTAATGGCCGGTGCGGCCATCGGCTCAGGTCGTGCATAGACGACTGTCGCGTTTTTCCATCCCAAGAACCGTGCGAAGATGCTCACTGCAACGCATGGAACAAATGTGCCCAGCGTTGTCAAGCGATTATTTCAGACTTGCACTCTTAACCAATCGGGCAAGCGCTAGTGCTGAGTCCGGTCGACTCGCGCACCTGGTGGTGCTCCATCAAGAGCGCTGCCATGTTGCCGGAGACGATCACGTCCATGTTGCCGGCGCTGCGTCCCTTCACTGGTCGCGTGTTGCCGACGTTGTCACGGATCAGGCGCACGTTGTTCAGTCCCGACGCGAGTACCGGATCGATTTGGTAGCAAAGTTGCTTTGACTTCAATAGGTCGCCCCACAGTTTCCATGCTGGAGCCATCGTTCGGATGCTCTGATCGACCGGAATAATGGGCCAGCCGCGATCTTGCCATCGCTTTATGTCTCGCGCTTGCGCTGGATGCGGGTCTACGCCAATCTTCCGCACGTCGTAAAGCGTCATTAAGTGCTCAATTTCAGCCTCCACAATGCTCATATCCTGCCATTCACCAGGCATACGGCGCAGATGTCCTGCCTCAATCCACACCTGTAGCGGGTTCTTGCAGCGCTTTTCGTCAAGCGCAATGTCCGTGCCGGCCCACCAGCACACGTTCCGCGCACGGATGATGCCGCCATCGACCACCATGATGGTGAGCGCCGTCAAGTCGAGTTGACTGCCGTAGCCACCGCGGCTCAGGTCAAGACCGATCACCGCCGGCGCACCGCGCAAGCGATCCCAATCGCAATCCACCATTTGCCGCTCTAGTACCGCAAGATCAATGTCAGTCGTTGCAATCTCGTGGTATCTGCACGCTAGCTGCGTCTCAAACTCGGCTATTTGAACCGGGTCGCCGGTGTTTAGCATTGTCTGCGCGGCCAATTGCAACTGCGTCGGGTCGACAATGACGCCTAAACCTGGGTGCGCCTTCGCCCATACGGCAGGATCGGAGGCCTGATCGTCTGCATCTAGCCCGTAAATCATGGGCCACCAGCCCGCCGGATAGGGCGTTCCGTCATTGATTGCCGCCTCGCAAGCCTGCCAATAGCCCCAAATCGGGCGCGTCTTCTGCTCCGGATCAGGCGTCGTAATCGCCAACAGTTGCGACGTAGCAAACTTGGCAAGACCAGTGAGCAAGCGCCCGAACGCTTTGTCCATGCGCGCTGTCTCGTCCGCGACGATTAAGCGCGTGGTCAATCCGTCAAGCGCACGGTCGGTGCATGGCAGGGATATGTACCTATTGCCACCGTGGCGCACTCTGCCGGGATGGGCGGGCGTAGACCCACCCGAGGACGTCCATCCTTTCTCGTCTTTGTCTGAGTCATCTAGCGCCAGCGTGCGGCACATGGTCTGCATCCGCTCGAAAGTCTTCTGTGCCAAGCGCCCATCCGGTGCCACGCTTGAGAACTCCAGGCTAGTGCTGGTGTCGCGCATCGCTGCCATAATCATCGACGCCGCGAACTCCGTTTTCCCGTTGCCGCGGGCCACTACCAGCAGCAGCGCCTTGGTCGCCGGCGTGTCGGTCTTCACCTTGGCGATCACGCGCCGGCGGGCAAGCAAGATCATCGCCACCATGCACTGCCACGGCATCCACTCCAGTGGTTTCCCGGCGTCCTCTTCCACGCCCTGCCCACACTTGCGTGCGAACGCTCGGGCGTCCTCGGCGCGTGGCTCGTCCCACCACACC